CTTGGATAGATCATAATCTATGGAGATGGGAATATCCTGATTATAACAAAGGATATATGGTTGTTGCTGACGTTGCCCGAGGAGATGGTGGTGACTATTCTGCATGTCATGTGTTTGATGTAGAAACTGCAACACAAGTTGCTGAATACAAAGGAAAGATGGATACAAAAGATTTTGGTAATTTCTTGGTATCACTTTCTACTGAATATAACGAAGCATTATTAGTAATTGAAAACGCAAACATTGGTTGGGCAGTAATTCAACAAGTAATCGATAGAGGTTATTCGAATCTTTTCTATATGAGTAAGGATTTAAAGTATGTAGATGTCCAACATCAATTACATAACAAATTTAGAGCAGAAGAACGAGGTATGGTTGCTGGATTTTCTACTACGATGAAAACTCGTCCACTTATTATTTCTAAATTAGAACAATACATTAGAGAAAAAGATGTTACGATTCGTTCCACTCGTTTGATTGATGAATTGTTTACTTTTATTTGGGTAGGTAATCGAGCAGAAGCAATGAGAGGATACAATGATGACTTGGTAATGTCATTGGGTATTGCTCTTTGGGTTAGAGACACTGCACTTCGTTTAAGACAAGAAGGAGTTGATTTAACTAAACGAACTCTTGGTGGTATACAACAACATTCATTCACTTTAGATGGGTTTGGTGGTAATTCTTCAGTAGATTCTAATCCTTGGTCTATGAAAATAGGTAACCAAGATGAGGATTTGACTTGGTTGATAAAATAATGGGTTATTTTTATTAGTATATATTTATAGTGTAAGGAGACCTTATTATGATAAAGTTAAAAAATATATTAAAAGAATCTGACCAAACACAAAAATCAAGTGGGATGGTTCAAGATTATCCATTCGATGCAGCAGAACATAATTTTTTAGATTATGATGAATTGGATGTTGAAGAAGAAGATGAAGAAGATTTTTTCAATTTCTTAAAATCATATACGGTTGAATTACAAGAAGCAAATTGTAATTGTGTATTTGAAGCAGAATACCAAGGTAGAGAAGTAAAACTTGGTAAACCAATGCAAGGTGATGTTAAGAAATTTAAAGTATATGTAAAAAATCCACAAGGAAATGTTGTAAAAGTAAACTTTGGTCAAAAGGGAGCAAAAATTAAAAAATCAAATCCTGAAAGAAGAGCATCTTTCAGAGCAAGACATAATTGTGAATCTCCAGGACCAAGACACAAAGCAAGATATTGGAGTTGCAGAAAGTGGTAAAATAAACAAATAGAGGTTATAATTAAAAAAATAAAACATGGCAGATACTTCATTTTTCGGTAGATTAACCAAACTCTTTTCCGCAAAGGCAATCGTAACGGTTGACCAGAAAGGCAGACGAAGAGTAGTTGATACTGATGAAAGACAACAAACGAACTTATCTTCGTTAAGGGATAGATATACAAAACTACAAAAATCCTTTTACGAACAAGCAGGTGGTGCACAATCAATGGCATACCAACAAGTTCGTAGAGAGGTTTTTCGTGATTATGATGCAATGGACCAAGATCCAATTATTGCATCTGCGTTAGATATTTACGCAGATGAATCTACTTTAAAAAACGAATTCGGAACAATTTTATCAATTCGTTCGGATAACAATAGAGTTCAAGAAGCATTAGAAAATTTATTTTATGATATTCTAAATATTGAGTTCAACCTCTGGCCTTGGACACGAAATATGTGTAAGTATGGTGATTTCTTTCTTGGAATGGAAATTGCAGAAGGTAAAGGTATTGTCAATGTAACACCTCATTCGGTTTATAATACTGAAAGATTAGAACTTATAGATCCAAATAATCCAAATTCAGTAAAATTCAAAATTACCGAAGACCCAAATGGTAAAATGGAGTATGACAATTTCGAAATTGCTCACTTTAGATTACTATCCGATACAAACTGGTTACCATACGGTAAATCTATGATTGAGAATGGTAGAAGATTGTGGAAACAATTATCTCTTATGGAAGATGCGATGTTAATACATCGTATTATGAGAGCACCTGAAAAAAGGGTATTCAAAATTGATATCGGTAATATCCCACCACAAGAAGTTGATAACTACATGCAAAGAATTATCAACAAGATGAAAAAAGTTCCATTCATCGATAAAAATAGTGGTGAGTATAATTTGAAATATAATATGCAAAATCTAACCGAAGATTTCTTCTTGCCAGTTCGTGGTGGAGATAGTGGAACTTCGATTGAAAACATATCAGGCTTAGATTATGCTGCAACCGATGATATTCAGTATTTAAAAAATAAATTATTTGCAGCTCTTAAAATTCCAAAAGCATATTTGGGATATGATGAGAATGTAAATGGTAAAGCAACTCTTGCAGCAGAAGATGTTCGTTTCGCAAGAACAATTGAAAGAATCCAAAGAACAATAATCTCTGAATTAACTAAAATAGCAATAGTTCACCTATACGCACAAGGTATTCAGGATGTTGAAATGACAAACTTTGAATTAAGTTTGATTAACCCATCAACAATTTACGAACAAGAACGATTAAACCTTTGGTCTGAAAAAGTTAGATTAGCAACCGATATTGCTGGTCTTAATATGTTATCAAAAGATTGGGTATATGAAAATATATTCAAATTGGCTGATGGGGACCAAGAAAGAGAAAGAGTTAAAATCATTAACGATATTAAAGATAGATTCAGATACCGTTCTATTGAAGACCAAGGGAATGACCCTGCAGTTGAGAATGAACCTCAAGATGTTGAAGAATCTTTGGAAAAAATTAAAACCGAATTACAAGATAAAGGTGGAAGACCGAGAGAAGGCAATACTTATGGTAAAGACAAATCACCATTTGGTAGAGACCCACTCGGTGATAAAGAGAATCATAATGCTTTAAAAAACCGAACATCCGAACAAAAAGCCCTAAAATATATTAATGGTATTTCCGCAAAAAGGAAGTATTTACATGAAACAAAGGGTATGTTAGATGAATCAAACATATTAGATAATCAATAAAAATAACAAATCAAAAAAATATTTATATTTATATAAGAGTTTTTGAGTATATCAAAATAAAGAATTGAGTAAATATGAAAAAAATTAAACATTCTAAATTTAAGAATACGGGTTTTCTATTCGAACTATTAACCCGTCAGATAACTTTAGAGATATTAAACAATTCCCAAGAGAAGGCTAAAAAAATTGTAGCAGAATTCTTTGGCAATGGAACTGAATTATCTAAAGAACTTCGTCTATACAAATTATTGATCGATGAAAAATATAATTCAGAAAATAAAGCTGAAAAATTCATTGAAGCTATTTTGGATGCAAGAACAAAACTTGATGAGCAAAAACTTATTAAAGAAAAATATAATCTAGTAAAAATATTAAAAGAAAATTTTGAAATAGATACATTCTTAACTTCACCGGTTACTAATTATCGTGTATTAGCTTCTATTCATAAATTGTTTGAAGCTAAAAAATCCGATATTTCTGATGTGAAAGATTTATTTGATTCCAAACTTACATTAGTAGAACATATTTCTACTTCTGCACCAACTCTTAAACAAAAAGAGGATAAACTTTTTGAAGATTATAAAAAACAAGAAAAGGATTTAAGATTACTTACTTATAAAATTCTTGTTGAAACATTTAATAAAAAATATTCCAACCTTAACGATTCTCAAAAGAATTTGTTAAGAGAATATATTAACAATGTTACTAATACTACTAAATTTGGTGAGTATTATTCAACTCAACTTAAAACTATTGTAACTGAATTACATTCCATCTATAAAACTATGGAAGATAAAGTTACAAAGATTAAATTAAGAGAAACAATTAATGTTTTAAAGACTCAGAAAATTGGTAAGAAAGTAACCGATGAGCAAGTTTCTTCATTAATGATGGCATACGAATTAGTAAAGGAAATAAAGAATGTTAAAAAACGAATCTCTTAAAAAATATATAGATGAACTGATTGATGAAGTTCAAAAGGAGTTAGATGAATCCAATGTGACAGGAAATGTTGATGGATATCAGACTCCTTTCGCTTTTTCCGGCAAAAACGGTAAAGAAAAAAGAAAAAAAACTGCAACCCAATTAGGATACTCGATTGTAGATAACGATGTTG